CCCTCTTTAAATAGTTGTTTCGAAAAACGGTTTACACCATTATGTCATCAACTCTGAAGATCCTAAAGTATGGGTTAGCTCTATCAGTACCTACACCGTCTGCTGCGACGAATGGGTTAGTAACCATTCCATATCTTGTTTTGAATCCGATCCTTGGTTGGAAGTCACTTTCACCAACGGCTTTAACCATAGTTAAAGGAACGTATGGGCAGTAGAACATACCAGCGTCATAAGGATTTGAACCTCTGTACCCAACACAAGCGAAGTCTACAGTTGAATAAGGATCAATGTAAACTTTCAATCTTCCGTTAAGAACACCAGCAAAAGTATTACCAGTATCATCAACGTTCAATGAAGTGTTAAGTGCAGGAGAGTAATCCATCATGCCTGAAGCTGCTAAAGCTGAAGCAACGTCTGAAGAAACGATAACATAGTTACCTTTTCCACGTCTTGTTTCTTTAGCGATAACGTTTGCTTCTCTTTCGAGTTGCATAATTAGGCCTTTGAATTTCTCTGCCATCCATCTACCGTCTGAGTCAGTAGCAACATCAAAAATACCTGATGTAGCTGTTGAAGATTGTAAAGCACCAATTTTAGCTTTTGTTAAAATTGTTCTTACAACTTCACGGTTGATTTCTGCAAGGATTTCAGCTGACAATATGTTAGCAAGTTCGCCTTCGGCGTCAAGACCATGAATAGCTTTAAGGTCTTGTGCTAATTCCATTGTGTATTCAGCTTTTAGTGCTCTTGACTTAGCAGTAACTGTTGATTTCTCGATTGAGAAAGCCATTTCAGCAAATGCTGCGCCAACACCACCAGATGTACCACGGGCTTCCGCAGTAGCTGTTGGTAAACCAGAACCAAATGTAGATACAACGTCTGCTGTATCTGCGATTGAACCATCTGTATCGGCATCAACTACACCAGCTAGACCTGTTGGATCTGCTTGATGTGTACCTGTACCTGAGAAGTCTGTATCAGCTTCATCAAATAGTGCTTCTGTTCCACCTTGAGTTGAATACCTTGATTTCATTGCGAAGATAAGGCCAGTTGGTCCAGACATTGGCTGAACACCTGCTATATCATAAGCAATAAGATTAGGCATTGCACGTCTTACGAGAGAGATAAGAACTGGGTCGAAATTATCGATACCAGAACCAGTTACGTTAGCAGCTGCTTCTGAGATGTCGAAAGATCTTTTAGCTCTTTCTTCTTGTAGGGCTACTTCTTGGTTTTCAAGAAGACGTGCAGTAACCGCTTTCTTATAATGGTCGTCAATCGCTGGAGCACTTTCGTGACCTAGGACTGGTTCCCATTTTTCGATGAGATTTTTATCTGCATTAAACATTTTGTTTTCCCCTTAAGGTTTGCAATTTAAATTAATATTATTTAATAACATTAGTTATTAAAATTCTTTATGGCTTGAGTGTACGCACTCATATTTGGAGATAGTTCAGCAGAAACTGCTTCTCCATCTTCCCCTACTAATGCATCAGACTCGTCAGTTGATTCACTAACTTCTTGTTTGAAGTAAGAATCTTTAATAACTTTAACTTTATTTTCAAAAGTTTCGCTATCTTCAAATTCTACATCTTCAACCAAACCTGCTAGTTTCTCAGCTTCTGTGTCTGCTAAGCCGGAAGACGCCTTACGCACGATGTTAGCTTTTTCAAAAGATTGAGCTTTCTCGTGTAATTGTATGTTGTCTTCAGTGGTTTTATTGAGCTGTTCTTCCAGTTCAGAAACTTGATCAGCTAAATCGTCGATCAGGTCAGCTTTACCTTCTGGAACTTCAATATAATGTTCTTTGAACACTGATTGTAAAGAAGTCATGAACTCTTCAGCAATTTCAGTCCTAAGACCTTGTTGTACTGCGACTTCATTTTCTTTCATCCAATTTTCAACAACATAGTTCAAGTAAGAATCTACTTTCTCTACGATGCCTTCTTGGATGTCCTTTACTTCAGATTCAAGATTTTGCGCATATTCAGACTCTAGTCTATCGATCTCAGCGCCTACTTTTGTAGCGTAAGCTGCTTCGAAAATAGCAGAGGCTTTATCACGGAATCCATCAGATAGTGTTGCTTCATTAGCAACGATAAGATCCAAGTCTTCAGACCAATCAGCAGCTTCTTGCTTAGCGGAAGCATCAGAAGGTTTAGCTTTAATAGTTTTATCCTTCTCCTTTTTCCCCTGAGCATCGATAGCTTTCTTTACTGATCCATCATCGATTGACTCTTCAACTTCTTTGACCATCCTGGCGAATAGCTCTTGCGCTTCGTGCTTGCGTGCTTTTTTAAGCATGTCGACTGCGGCGTTTATGATGCCAGCTTTAGTTTTAGGCATTTCAAACTTAGGAGCAGATTCCTCAACGTCGTCGTCATCATCGTCGTCTTCGTCTTCGTCATCTTCTTCTTCGTCTTCATAGCTTTCTTTCTTTTTAGCTTCATCAACTTGAATTTCCTCTTCGGAAACTTCAACTTGCTCTTCCTCAGCTTCAGCAGCTTCAACAACTTCTTCTACTTGATCTTCCTCTACAGGAACTTCAACTTCCAAAGTTTCAGCAACTACTTCTTCTGATTCAGGCTGTACGCCTTCGACTATTTTTCTGTATTCAGTAGTCATATTAGACATATCTTTGTCTCCCAAAGTAATTTATAATTTAGAGAGGAAATTTTTAAACGCTCTTATTTCCAATTCAGGCAATGCCTTCATTGGAGCACGTTTTATTTCAGTCTCAATTTCTTCAATTTCTTGAGGTTTCAAAATGCCGTTGTCCCATATCCAGTCTACTCCTTCCATAATTCCGTTAACGAAAGCGGAAGGTGCAGAGGGATCTTGGACTATATCTACGGAGGCTAACATAAAGTCATCCCGTACATACGCGCCATCTTTCCTGTTCTCAAGAGTTCCCATACCACGACTTGATACACCAAGCTTAACTCCACCTTCAAGCAAACCTTCTACGATTTGACCCATTGGGGTTTTAAGTATTGATGCTTTTCCATAAACATTATTTCCCTGGAATTCCAGGTTCGTAATTTTATGTGAAACTTTATCCAGGTTTACGGTTGGTCCTTCTGGATGATTTAACTCTCCAACCGCTCTTCCCTGAGAAACCTGTTCTTTAACATATTTGCTAACAGCTTTCTCTAAAATCTTTTTTTCATATATTCGGCCGTTTCTATTCTTCTTTTCGGCCTGCATAAAGACACCTTCTATATAAAGGTTCTTTTTACCATTGTTCTTTTCTACGATAACCTCTAATGGAGATTCAACGTATTCTGATATTAACTTCATATTAGTCTTCCTCTAATAATTTAAGAAAATCCATACCAGCTTCTTCAGCTTCGAGAATGTTATCAAAGTCTTCATCTAATAATTGATCAGCACACTGTACTTTGTATATATCATTTTCTTTAAAAATGATTACATTGTCACCAATCTTTTTAACTACTATCGGTTGAGATTTTAAACTTTCTCGAAACTCTCTGAATAACATTAGGCTTCTACCGGTTCTTCTACTGCTTCAGGTTCATCACTTGATTTACCTATAGAAGAGGCTATATCCACCTTCTTAGCATCTAAAGCATCATTTAGCTTTGATTTCATTAGTGAATCAAAAGCTTTATTTGCTTTAACATTATCACCATCTTTAATATTATTAATCAATTCATTTGTACTCATAAAGTTTTCCTCGTATACTTATTTATAAAAAATTAGATGTCAAGATCGAGATCTTCACCATCTGATTCTTGTTCTGCTTCAATTTGTTTATCAATTTCAGCAATATCATCATCAGATTGACGTAATATAGACTTACGTATCCATTCATTTGATACATATTTGCCTACATATTCATCT